CGACTTGTCAGAAATGTCGGGGAACTGCATCTTGTATTTGTTGGGTTCCTCAGACAGTACGTTGACTTCTGTATTGAAGTAAGGAAGCAAAGCATTCGCTGATTTAACTGGTACGCCGTAGGCACGGACCAGTATCTCTGAATCAGGCCTACCTACTAGATCCTTGGCTATACGTTCGTAACCGCCAAAAGGATTCTCGTCGGAGTGCAGGTAGATTACTGCAGCGTCACGGCTGGGGCTGTACTGCTGTATAGGGACCACCTTGTCCTCTAGTAAGGCCGCAGGCCTTGTCTGAAGTGTCTCTGCGTTCTTGAGGTACTCTGATATGAAAGGGGTATAGCCGTCGATAGGTGTAAACCCGATCAGCATCTTGGAGTCCCGTGTAGCCAAACGGAAGCGCAGGGTGTTTACCAGTGCAGCGTCACCAAGGTATTCGTCCAGCCAGGCCCCGATGTTCAGCCCCTTGGGCTGCTTGAACCCGAACTCAAAACCTTCCAGGATTGTCTGGTTATTACTGTATTGCGTATAAGTCTTGAAGTCCACTCGGGTCCTCGTATCTGGAAAGATAAACGAAGAAGCCGTGAATCCGTTCTGCATAGAGTAGTTGATATACCCGTCTACGCTCTTAGTCTTGCGCTTGAACTCCTTAGGCATCATCTCCCAGATTGCAGCCTGCTGCACCTTGATAGACGTATCGGCGTTCTGAGAGAAGCATACGATATGCCCGTCCATACTTTCGGTGACGGCCTCCATCAGCATCTTTGCGCATCCAGTTGTTTTCCCCGATCTGTTGCCACCTAGTGCCAGGACTTCGTTCTGCGCACGCAATCCCGTACGTATCCTGTCCCAGCCCGCCAGGTCAAAGCCATAGCGAATCGGGTCCTCGATGGCTGCCTGTATTCTGCCTTCGTGCGCCTCGTGCAGGGCCGCCAATAGTTCAGGGTCCTGCTCTCCAAGCAGGACTATCTCCTCGTCTGTAGGAGGTCTAATTATTGGGTGCTCTGTAAAAGTGATCGGCATTACATATATAAATCCACAAGCATATCAATATTAGCAAATACTAATATAAGGGGAATACTGACCTGTACGGCTTCTATTAGCATTATTTTGACTTTTGTGACTTATGCATCTTCTGGACTGCTGGCTTCTTGCTCCAGTCTATATCGTCGTAGTTCTTGCGCTGCTTAGCAGCGTTGTGCCCCTTTCGGGGTGCGCATCCTTTACCCATCTGTGTCCTCCATTTCTTTATCTATGTCTCCCCTAAAACTGAGCCAGTAATTTCCTGCATCAGAAAGAATCCAATCTAGACGCTCCCTGTCCTTCAGGAGTTCTTCTATGTCATAGGTTGCTAGTAACTTATTCTTCATCGACATCACTTATTTCCATTGATTGACAATTTGAGTTAGAATTTCCAATTGTGCATCTTTTCGAATTACTTCTTTTTTTAGATCCGCTATTTTCTGATTAGCGGCATTCAGCTTTGATTCGTTGATACGAACAATATCTCTGATGTGTGAATCCCTGTATTGGTCCGTTAGTGAAGTGTCTTCTATTGAGTCAAATCCATTCATAATAATTAGTCCTCCTGTATTAGTTCTGCTTCTTCAGCTTTCTTGAGATTGGCAATCCTGTCTCGGGCCGCCTTGATAGTTTCTTCGTAGTCCTCCTGTGTAATGACCTGGCGGTCCTCTGTAATCTGCGTGGCCTCGCCACGTGAAGTAAATGCCTGCCTCGCTGCATTGGACACAGAGATTGATATCTCCTTTAGGTCCCTTACCGTAGGCTTTAGCTTTCCCGACTCTAGATCGTCCCTTACAGAGTTAATCAGGTCCTCTTCTAGGCTACTGAGGTTCAGGTAGTTCTTTGCGGCAATCTTGCCGCTTAACTCTTTAAATTTTCCTAGATGATCCGTGTAATCCGACAATACGCTGATTACGGTTTCCCTATCAATCCCGTACTTCTTAACGATACGGGTCTGGCTACTGCCAGTGCTATACAGATACAGGATAGACGCAACCTTCTCGGGGTTGTGCCTAGATAGACTACGGACCTTCTCGATCTCTTTCTTATCGGCTACTTCCCATATTGCACCTTGGATTTCCTGCATAAGTGCAGCCTTATCTTCAGGGGAATTGTTGTCTGGTTCTTCTAGCATTTCTTCATTATTTATAAAATAAACTTGACAGTCAAGTAAAAACTACTGTATAATCCTTTTATACTCCTTAAGGGGTTCTTGCCTTAAGAAGTTTCCTGGCCCCGTAGGGGCAAAGGAAATAAGGAGGAACCAAGGACAAAGGAATCCTTAAAGACACTCCTTAAGGAATACAAGAACCTAGCCACGGGTAGAAGCGTTGCTTCTCCTGATGCCCCATGAGGGGGGTATTTTTTTGAGGGGCGGTTGATGAAATAAACAAAAATTTAGCTAGTTAATAGAAGCCCCCGCCCCCCCCCAGAAGCTGGGCTAATACCAGACCGAGCCAGCATAAGATCCGCTAATACTGCGGGTCGATAAGCTGCCCTAATCCTGCACGGCCTCAGCATAAGATCCCCTAATGCGACGGGGCTATCAGCTGGGCTAATGCCAGACGGACTCAGCATGAGATTCCCTAATGCGGGGCTACCCATAAGCTCGGCTAATCCTAGGGCGGCCGATAGGGTGAAATAAGTTTTTCTTTTTCTGTGAGTGAAAGGATCCACCAGATAAGTTACCCTACTTGAATTGCATCCAATCCTCCAGCATAAATACAACTGATTTAAGGGAGCGGTTATGGATTGTATAAGCTTTGCTAATGCCCTGCTGCGGCGGAATCCCGAAATGGTCGAATTCGCCTGTATGGCCTTCTGGCGGCCTGCGAGAGCTAGGGTGCCAGTCGAAAATCGGACGCCGTGTAGGGCTTCCTAGGTGCCCTGCTGTCGATTTGATTTTTGCATTTTTGGAGCATTATCAACGACTTACGAAACTCTATCAATGACTTACGAAACCCTTATCAACGACTTACGAAACTATTTAGGGGTAAAACGTAGCAATAGTTTCATTATTTTGGATACAAGGGTTCAAAAATAGTGATAAAAAGAATGCATATTTACTTGACTCTGCACAATCTATGCACATTCTGGAGATCGTATTACCCGTTCTTTGACAGTCCCAAACGCTACCGACTCCGACCTCGGATGTCGACCGCTAGCATCTCTACCGTTCAGAAGACCCACTGCCCCGAGCTTTGGACTTGCGGATATATGACAGCGAATCGGCCTTCGATATGGTGATACCTCGGATGACCTCTCTGGAAGTGGATAGGTGGCCGCTTAGCGGCCTCGATGACGTAGTAGTGGGACATAGATTGGTAAACTAGCCGCAATTCAGCGACGGTCTCAAGCCCGTTCAAGTAGTGAGAGCCAATAATCAACCACACAGAAACTATGCAAATCATAACGACCAACATCAACGACTACCACGTAGAACTTGAGATCGACCCGCTCGAAGATCCTAGCACTCAGTGCTGGGTATGCAAGGGCGATTATAGCGGTAGCCTCTCTAGGCTAGCACACACTGGGACTATTGAGAACAGCTCAGAAATTGAGCTGAAAGTGCCCGTCCGAATCATCGACGAGATTGAAGATTGGGCTGAAGCCAACGGCTACTAGTCCACACAGCTCGCACCTTAATCGGTGCGGGCTTTTTGGGTAGAAGCATACTGCTTACAATCAACCAACCAACCAAATCAAATACTATGAAAGCATTAAAAGCCTATCGAGCATTAAAAGACTGCCTAGTCAAAAACCTCCAGATCAGTGAATCAGAAGCAAGACAGCGAATCATAGCGCAAATCCATTACACTGAGTTTGATAAAAGACAGGAGCGTCGCAAACCATAGCACCAACCAGCCTCTCAGCCTAACACGTTGAGAGGCTTTCTAGGTATAAGCATTCTGCTTACAACTAGAACACTATATATACAAACTATGCCAAACATTGACAGCATCATCGACTACGAAAACGGCGAGCTAGACTTCGTCGAAATCATCGAGCTATTCTCAAATCTCGTGAAGACAGGCACGATCAATCACCTTCAAGGTAGCTACGGGCGCACAGCTTGCCACCTTGTAGAGGAAGGACTGCTTGAGCCAGACGGGACTATCGACTGGGACAGCGTCGATCACGCCGAAGCCTACGGAATGTAGGAAGCACAGCCTGCTAGCTATTCGCTAGTGGGCTTTTCGGGTAGAGGCATACTGCCTCTGACTAACACAAACCAATACAAACTATGACCAACAATAACCCAGATGTAATAAACATCGAATGGACATCACAAGACATCATCGACCACGCCAACGATGGCATGGACATTGACCTATCAATCGAAGACGCACGCAAAACCTTGCGCCTTTTATACCGCAAGCACGACTCTGAGGTCGGGATCAACTGGCACTCAATAACTTGCGCCATCGAAAAAATAACAAACATCAACCAATAAAACTATGAAGACATTTAGAATCATTCTAATTACAGCGCTGACTGCGCTGTCGAACCTCTCGGCTAATCAGTCCGAGATCGTAGCGGCTACCCTCATCTTAGAAGCAGGCGGAGAATACGCCTACGGCTCGATGCAGGCGGTGCACGAGGTCATACTCAACCGA